GATGAAAGATCACACATGCGAGAACATATCAGTGCTTGAAGGAGCGAAGTCACAGCTACTCGAGTTCAGAAACCTAAATGCTGACCACTCATTCACCACTAAGACTGACGGAATATCCCGTCATTTTATGAGTGAATATGGGGCACTCGAGGCGGTTCACCATCAGAATACCAATGATATGAGCAAGTTCTTGAAGCTTAAAGGCAAATGGAACAAAACGTTAATCACGCGAGACGTGTTGGTTATCTGTGGGGTTCTTGGAGGCGGAATGTGGATGATTATCCAACATCTGCGTTCGAAAATTTCTGAACCCGTAACCCATGAGGCAAAAGGTAAGAGGCAGAGGCAGAAATTAAAATTTCGCAATGCCCGAGACAACAAAATGGGTAGGGAGGTGTACGGAGATGACGACGTCATAGAACACTTCTTTGGGGATGCCTACACAAAGAAGGGAAAGAGCAAAGGCAGAACACGTGGCCTCGGTCATAAAAACAGGAAATTCATCAACATGTATGGATTTGATCCTGAAGACTTCTCAGCAGTCAGGTTTGTGGATCCACTTACGGGAGCCACACTAGATGATAATCCGTTCACGGACATCTCCCTTGTGCAAAAACACTTTGGAGACATTCGAATGGATCTACTTGGAGAAGACGAACTGGAACCAGATGAATTGCGTATGAACAAGACAATTCAGGCCTACTACATGAACAATAAAACAGGTAAGGCCCTGAAAGTGGATTTGACACCACACGTACCACTCAAGGTGTGCGATCTTCACGCAACCATCGCTGGTTTCCCGGAACGAGAACACGAACTCAGGCAAACTGGTAAAGCTCAGTCTATAGATATAAGCGAAATACCCAAGGCTAATACTGAGCTAGTTCCAGTTGACCACGAAAGCAGCTCCATGTTCAGAGGGTTGCGCGATTACAACCCGATATCTAACAACATTTGTCACTTAACAAATGTATCGGACGGAGCATCAAACTCGTTATATGGTGTTGGTTTTGGGCCACTCATACTAACGAACCGGCATCTTTTCGAACGGAATAACGGTGAGCTAGTGATTAAATCTAGACATGGTGAGTTTGTGATCAAAAACACGACCCAACTCCATCTACTACCGATTCCGGATCGAGACTTGCTGCTAATCCGACTACCGAAAGACATCCCACCTTTCCCGCAAAAATTAGGCTTTAGACAACCTGAGAAGGGTGAGAGGATCTGTATGGTAGGATCCAACTTCCAAACTAAGAGCATTACTAGTGTGGTCTCTGAGACTAGCACAATTATGCCAGTAGAGAACAGCCAGTTTTGGAAGCATTGGATTAGCACTAAAGATGGCCAATGTGGGAGCCCAATGGTGAGCACAAAGGACGGAAAGATACTTGGCCTACATAGCCTAGCGAATTTCCAAAATTCCATCAACTATTTTGCTGCCTTCCCGGATGATTTTGCCGAGAAATATCTTTGCACCATCGAAGCTCATGAGTGGGTCAAACACTGGAAATACAACACCAGTGCGATTAGTTGGGGCTCCTTAAACATACAAGCTTCGCAACCAGCAGGCTTGTTCAAAGTGAGCAAACTCATATCAGACCTTGACAGCACAGCAGTGTACGCACAAACACAGCAGAACCGATGGATGTATGAGCAGCTATCCGGGAACCTGAAAGCAATAGCACACTGTCCTAGTCAACTTGTGACGAAGCACACGGTAAAAGGGAAGTGCCAGATGTTCGACTTGTATCTCAAGTTGCATGACGACGCACGAGAATACTTCCAACCGATGCTAGGGCAGTACCAGAAGAGTAGGCTCAACCGAGAAGCATATGCAAAGGATCTTCTTAAATATGCAACGCCAATCGAAGCAGGAAATATCGACTGCGAACTGTTTGAGAAGACAGTTGAAGTAGTCATATCAGACTTGCGAGGTTATGGTTTCGAGACGTGTAATTACGTCACTGACGAGACTGACATATTCGAAGCCCTGAATATGAAATCCGCAGTCGGAGCGTTGTACAAAGGCAAGAAGAAAGATTACTTTGCCGAGTTCACACCTGAGATGAAGGAAGAAATACTGAAGCAAAGTTGTGAACGACTCTTCTTGGGGAAGATGGGAGTTTGGAATGGCTCACTAAAGGCTGAACTGCGACCACTTGAAAAGGTGGAAGCGAACAAAACACGGACGTTCACAGCCGCACCACTAGACACACTGTTAGGTGGGAAAGTTTGTGTGGATGACTTCAACAACCAGTTCTATGACCACAACCTCAGAGCTCCTTGGAGTGTTGGAATGACAAAGTTTTACTGTGGTTGGGATCGCTTGTTGGAGTCACTACCAGATGGTTGGGTATATTGCGATGCCGATGGATCACAGTTTGATAGTTCATTATCGCCGTACTTGATCAACGCAGTACTCAACATCCGCTTGGAATTTATGGAAGAGTGGGATATAGGAGAAGTAATGCTGAGAAATCTGTACACTGAAATTGTGTACACTCCTATCTCAACGCCAGATGGCACACTCGTTAAGAAGTTCAAAGGGAACAACAGCGGACAACCATCAACAGTTGTGGACAACACACTCATGGTCATACTAGCAGTTAACTACTCACTTAAAAAGAGTGGAATCCCAAGTGAATTGCGCGATAGCCTTATTAGGTTTTTCGTCA